GATTCCTATCATCCCAACCAAAGATTATATGGAGTTACTAGTGTAGAGGTTCGCACCCTAGTCTGTGAAACTGGTAGTACGGGATCGTTCCCCGTGTAACTCCCCAAACAATGCCAAGATAGCTCAGTTGGTAGAGCAATGGACTGAAAATTCATGTGTGGTTGGTTCGATCCCAACTCTTGGTACCAAACATATAGCCTATTAGCTCAGGGGTAGAGCAATGTCTTGATAAGGCATGGGTCGGTGGTTCGAAGCCACCATAGGCTACCAAATTTCGGGATAGACGTTATGATTGAGTCCCTTGTAATCTAACACATGGAGGCATGTGTGACACACCAGTAGATTATAAAGGTCGATAAACTCTTGTATACGAGACACGTTAGTCAACAATACACAGACTAGTTCCCGAAAATCTATAACGGTAATGTAGGACAACGGTAGTCTACCACCCTCATAAGGTGTTTGTTGCAGGTTCGATTCCTGCCATTACCACCAACATCCGCCTTTAACTCAATTGGATAGAGTGCCGGGCTTCGAACCCGGAAGTTGTGGGTTCGACTCCTGCAGGGCGGGCCAAAGAATATGGAAGTGTGTTGGATAAATGCACCTAAACAGCAAATTATTGCAATAAAGCATAAATAATAGTGAGGAGACTATTATGAATTGCCAATATTGTAATAAAGAGATAAACAACAAAGGGTCGCTTACAGCACATGAGATGTCCTGTCACATCAATCCCAACAAAATTAAACATAGACATTCTGATAAAGCAGGGGCACAAAAAGGTTCTACGCCGTGGAATGCAGGTAAGAAATTAGGAAGACCTGCATACTGGGATGATAAATATCCAGAAGAACAAATTTTTGTTGAAAATTCAACATATGCGAGACATAGTATTAAAGCTAGGATAAGAGCAAAAAATTTGATAGAATATAAATGTGCTTGTTGTGGTATAGGGCCAGAATGGCAAGGTAAAGAAATGCCACTGATATTAGACCATGTTAATGGTATAAACAATGACAATAGATTAGAAAATCTAAGGTTTGTTTGTAGTAACTGTGATTCACAATTACCGACTTATAAATCTAAGAATAGAAAAAAGGAAGTGTGGCCGAGCCCGGTTTAAGGTACCTGACTTGAAATCAGACGAGGGGGCAACCCCTCCGTGAGTTCGAATCTCACCGCTTCCGCCAAGATATAAAATTCTCTTTTTACGAGGCATAAATAATATATCAGTGTGCCGAAAGGGCCTGATAAGTATAAATCTTGCTTATAATATAAAGGAGAAAAATATGTCAAAGATTATCGGTATCGACTTAGGTACCACAAACTCATGTGTAGCCGTTATTGAAAACGGAATCCCTAAAGTAATTGAAAACAGCGAAGGTGCTAGAACTACACCCTCAATTATTGCCTATGCAAATAATGAGATTCTTGTAGGTGCAAGTGCTAAACGTCAAGCAGTTACAAACCCAAAAAATACTATCTATGCTAGCAAGCGATTGATTGGACGTAAGTTCAGTGAACACGCTGTACAGAAAGATATAGACTTAATGCCCTATAAAATCATTCAAGCAGAGAATGGTGATGCATGGGTACAAGTCAATGAAGATAAATTAGCACCCCCACAAATCAGTGCTGAAGTACTACGCAAGATGAAAAAGACTGCGGAAGACTATTTAGGTCATGAAGTTACACAAGCAGTTATTACTGTACCTGCATACTTCAACGACAGTCAACGTCAAGCAACTAAAGATGCTGGTAAGATTGCTGGTCTAGAAGTATTGCGTATTATCAATGAACCAACAGCAGCCGCATTGGCATATGGTATTGATAAAGCAGACAAAGCTGACCGTAAAATTGCTGTCTATGACTTAGGTGGTGGTACATTTGACGTTTCAATCATTGAGATTGCTAACGTTGATGGCGATAAGCAAATTGAAGTATTATCTACAAATGGTGATACATTTTTAGGTGGTGAAGACTTTGACCAACGCATCATGGATTACTTGATTGATGAATTCAAAAAGGATTCAGGAGTTGATTTAAGTAAAGATGTATTGGCACTACAACGATTAAAAGAAGCCGCAGAAAAGGCTAAGATTGAGTTGAGTAGTTCAGCACAAACAGATGTTAACTTGCCATACGTCACAGCAGATGCTAGTGGTCCTAAGCACATGAATGTTAAACTAACACGTTCAAAGTTAGAAAGTTTAGTTGACGAATTGATTCAACGTAGTATTGAACCATGTAAAGTTGCAATGAAAGACGCAGGTGTTACAGCTAGTGACATTGACGAGGTTATTCTTGTTGGTGGTATGACACGTATGCCTAAAGTACAAGAAGCAGTTGAAAAATTGTTTGGTAAGACTCCTCGCAAGGATGTTAACCCAGATGAAGCAGTGGCTGCTGGTGCCGCAATTCAGGGTGATGTTTTAGGTGGTGGACGTACTGACGTATTGTTATTAGACGTTACTCCATTAAGTCTTGGTATTGAAACACTAGGTGGTGTTATGACCAAGATGATTAAAAAGAACACAACAATCCCAACTAAGTTTAGCCAAACTTATAGTACAGCAGATGACAATCAGCCAGCTGTTACTATCAAAGTTTATCAAGGTGAACGTGAAATGGTTACAGGCAATAAGTTGTTAGGTGACTTCTCACTAGAAGGTATTGACCCAGCACCAAGAGGCGTGCCGCAAATTGAAGTGACATTTGATATTGACGCTAATGGTATCTTAGATGTAAAAGCTAAGGATCAAAAGACTGGTAAAGAAAAGAAAATTACAATCAAAGCAAGCAGTGGATTATCAGAAGAAGAAGTTGAACGCATGGTAAAAGATGCGGAACTCAATGCTGAAAGTGATAAGAAAATGGTTGAGTTGATTCACGCACGTAATAGTGCAGAGGGCACACTATTCGGCTTTAAGAAAGACTTTGAGCAGTATAGTGACAAAGTGTCCGAGGAAGAAAAGACCAAAGCATCAGACGCTATCAAGGCAGTAGAAGATGCAATCAAAGGCGATGATCCTGTAGTAATACAAGAAAGCATTCCTAAATTGTATGAAGCAATTGGTCCTATTACAAAAGTCAAGCATGAAGAGGAAGAAAAGGCTAAACAAGCCAATGAACCTAATGCTGATGAAACTGTAGTAGATGTTAAACCTGTTGAACCAGCAGAAGCAGTTTAATATTTCCAAATAAAAATAAAGGTTGCATTATATTCATAAGTAGTGTATAATGCAATCTTACATTAACACATTCCCGTGTAGCTCAGTTGGTAGAAGCGTTTGACTGTTAATCAAAATGTCCGTGGTTCGAGCCCACGCACGGGAGCCAAACATTTTATGGAGTACGTATGATAGTTAGTGACAATGCAGGTTATAAATTAATGTGTGAGACACGCAAATTAGACATACCTCAAGGTAGTAACTATATTCGTATCTATACATTATATGATTGGGCTAAAAATCCAATAGCAGAACAAAACAAACTTGAATTAATTCTCACCGATGATGAATTAGTAGAGTTTAGAAAAGCATTGACAATTTAAGGAATATAATGTCAGCATACAATACACGTAATGATCCAATGAGACACCACAGTGGTAAACCTAGACTAGGTCCATTGAATGTAAAGCAATTAGAAGAAATGTTAAAAACAGCACGACCAAAGAATAAAGTAAAAATTCAACGTGCATTGGATAAAAGAAAGAGTACACAACAAGTAGCAAAAGTTACTGAATAAAAATACGCCCTCTTAGCTCATTTGGTAGAGCAACGGTTTTGTAATCCGTAGGTGGTCAGTTCGAATCCGACAGAGGGCACCAAGTATATGCGGGATTAGTTTAATGGTCAAACGAAACCTTGCCAAGGTTTAGTCAGGAGTTCGATTCTCCTATCCCGCTCCAATTAACTTAAGGAAGATAAAATGAGTGTAAGAGCAAGCCATATTTTAGTAGCTGATTCAGCTAAAGCACATGAGTTGCGTCAACAAATCGTTGAAGGTGCAGACTTTGCAACTGTAGCACAAGAAAACAGTTCATGCCCAAGCGGTCGTAATGGTGGAGACTTGGGTGTCTTTGGTCGCGGTCAAATGGTTAAGCCTTTTGAAGATGCTACATTTGATACACCAGTTGGTGCATTGAGTGACGTAGTTGAAACACAATTTGGCTTTCATATAATTAAACGCACAGCATAATTAATGCCCCTGTAGTTTAATGGTTAAAACGGCGGATTTATATCCCGTAAGCAACAGATAATTGGTTCATGTGAGTTCGACTCTCGCCAGGGGTACCAAACAGTTTGACAATATATAGTAAATGCTATATAATATGTACATGTTGCGCTGATAGCTCAGTTGGTCAGAGCAGTGGACTCATAATCCATTGGTCGTAGGTTCGAGCCCTACTCGGCGTACCAAGAATTTATGCGGGGTTCGTATAGTGGTAATACCTTAGCCTTCCAAGCTAATGCTGAGAGTTCGATTCTCTTACCCCGCTCCAAAATGTTTGACAGTATGTCATATTGCTGATATACTATGTTCATTAACAATCGTTGCCCGTAAGGGCGTTATATTATAGCGTACTTTTGTCATATGTGCGGGACACAGCCTGCCCAGTTGAAACTATTTAATATTATGAGAGAAGTGCTATACTGTAGTAACAATACTAGTTGTACTACGTCCAGGTATACTACAAGGTTACAGCGTGTGACAAGCGTTGGGAGTATGCTATAATATGATAACAGAGTACAAGGTAATCAATGCTACACATGAAGAATTTCATAAACAGGTAGAAATGTTGTTAATTTTGGGTTGGCAACCACAAGGTGGTGTCAGCGTGATACGTAGTTGGTATACACCCGATCCAACAACATACTACTTTCAGGCTTTTGTGAGATAATGCGAGTGTGACGGAATAGGTAGACGTAACAGACTTAAAATCTGTCGCCCATTGGGCGTCCCGGTTCGATTCCGGGCACTCGCACCATTTAACTAAATAATTATATGAAATTCAACATACATATTAATGACAAATTTTACAAGTCAGTTGATTTAGGGGAAAAAACAAAATACAACCCTAAAGAGATTACTGACATGGTTCAACGTGATAAGGACAATGGTCTACTTAAAGATTTTAATGTAGACGAACGTTTTGCAATTCACATTGAAAAAGTAGATTAAGCATCGTTAACTCAGTGGTAGAGTGCTTCCTTTACACGGAAGAGGCCGGGAGTTCGACCCTCTCACGATGCACCAAACATAGGAAAAAAATGACTGATAAAAAAATTGACCCAATCACAAATCGTTTTGATTTAATTCTAGCCGCTAGTGCTAGAGTACGTGAATTAAAAAGAGGTCATAGACCCAAGATTGAAACAAAGAATCGTGAATGTGTAACAGCAGTAAACGAATTTGAGCAAGAGGTCATCGGTAAAGAATACCTAAAACGTATTAAATAAGGCTCCTTGGTGTAACGGCAGCATGATGGTCTCCAAAACCATTCGTGGGGGTTCAAATCCCTCAGGGGTCGCCAATCATAAGTTATTGAATTCAGGCCCTGCTAAGATAAAGGGCTTGTCCTCACTAACGTATTCGGCTACAAACTCTTGTTTCTTTTGTTGAAACAATGGGTCTAGTACAAATTGATTGTTAGGAAGTACACTGGATATTTTAGGATCGTAAGGTCTATGACTAAAAGCCGTATATAGGTCTTGTACAGTATTTCTTAATTCGTATGGTAACATATTGTTATTATTTTTCTATGACAGTATGTATTTATAAATATATAGCGGGGTACGTCAGCGGTAGACTACCGGGCTCATAACCCGAAGGACGGAGGTTCGATTCCTTCCCCCGCAACCAATTAACTGAAAAACATGCCTTATATTAAAGAAGTCTTTGACGTAACTACGTTTGAACATGCAAAGCATGTAGTATTAACTAGTGATCCAGATAATCCTAAGAAATTTGAGAATGAAACTAACTTCTTGGTTGATGAAATACAAAAACAAAACATAATCACAATGGATAGTACTGTACTAGACTTTGGTTGTGGTATGGGTCGTGTTAGTAAGAAACTCATTGACACTTTTGATTGTAACATCATTGGGGTAGACATAAGCAAAACTATGTTGACATTTGCTAACATATACATTAGCAAACCAAAAAAGTTCAAATCCATGAATTCATACAACATGCCTGATACGATTGATGTGGCAATCAGTACATTTGTATTGCAACACGTACAAGACCCCAAAGCAGAGATTGAATTAATTTATAGCAATCTAAAAGTAGGTGGTTATCTTGTGTTAGTTAATGAAGATAAACGTTATGTTCCTAGCGATGTAGATAGCAATCGTTATATTGTTTGGAATGATGATGGATTTGATATCTTTGATGAATTGAACAAGAAATTCACGTTAGTAAACTCTGTTCCATATATGAACAGTAATGCAGACATTATGTTTTACAAAAAATGACACCTGATACTTCATTAGCAAGTTACATCAAGGACAATAATGACACGGATTTGTTTTATGCTGAGAAAGAGCATTATACATTGTTGTCAATGGTGTCCAAAGAATATAATAACACCGTATTATATGACATTGGTTCATATAAAGGTCTAAGTGCGATAGCACTGTCAAGCAATCAAAACAATTTAATAATCAGTTATGATATTGAATATCTATTAAAGGTTGACAGACCAAAGAACGTAGAGTTTCGAATTGGAGACTTCTACAATGACAAAGAATTACTACGTAGTCCACTAATCATGTTTGATATTGATCCACATGATGGATTGCAAGAAAAGAAATTTGTAAGTTACTTAACAAGTAACAACTACAAAGGCACTGTCATATTTGATGACATACATTTGAATGATGGAATGAAAGACTTCTGGAGTTCTATCACACAACAAAAACAAGACTATACTAACCTCGGTCATTGGTCAGGTACTGGTGTAGTACATTTCACTTAATTAATAGTTTACCCAAAAGTCATTGACGGCAAACACAAATTCATATACAATACACGTATTGAATGATTAATTTTTAGGATCGGCACAGCAACAAACTCATTAACTATGGACTGTTAGACACTGTGGTAGTAACTGGAGCAGAGTGCTTAAAAACACCGAGCGTTGAAGGGTATTATTGAAGCAAGACTAACGAACCAGGTGTGATGGCCCTGGCTAAACAAGCAGTCAACAACGATCCTGTTAACATTTTTTTAGGATGCTTTCAGCAACTTTAATTTCAGCCAAAATGAAACCAAAGCGCATCCTGTTGCATAACACACACAAGGAAGGAGTACACTATGTCAACATTTGTAGAAGCAGTAGCAAACCAAGAAGCCCGTACCACTAATGGTATGAAGGCACGTAAGTCAACCGCAAATGCTTGCGTTGATTTGTTCTATAACATCGGTGCAAGCCGTGGTAAGAACATCATACCCGCATTCACTGCGGCTTATGTTGAAAATCCTGACTTGGCATTACGTATTGCCCAATGGGCACGTGATGCACGTGGTGGATCCGGCGAACGTGAATTGTTCCGTCAAGTTCTAATTCACTTGGAATTGACTAACCCAGAAGATGCTAGCCGTCTATTGGTTAAGGTTCCTGAATTGGGTCGTTACGATGACTTGCTAGTGTTTAAGACTAAGCCTCTAAAGGCACAAGCATACACATTGTTAGGCGATGCATTGCGGGCACGTAATGGATTGGCTGCAAAGTGGACTCCACGTAAGGGCGATGTTGCACGTGAAATCCGTGAATTCTTTGGTATGAGTCCAAAGCAATATCGTAAGAGCCTAGTTGCACTAACCAATGTTGTTGAAACACAAATGTGTTCTAACGATTGGGACAACATCAACTATAACCATGTTCCTTCAGTGGCACATGCACGTTACAAGAAGGCTTTTGGTCGCCATGGTACAACTTATGCAGAATACGTAACTAAGTTGGTTAAGGGTGAGGCTGGTGTTAAAATTAACGCTGGTGCAGTATTCCCTTACGATGTATTAAAGGGTGCTATCCAAGACTACAGTCGCAAGGTTATGACCAAGACTGAATTGGACGCAATGCAAGCCCAATGGGATGCATTGCCAAACTTCATCGGTGACGCTAACGTGTTGCCAATGGTTGACAGTTCAGGTTCTATGATAATGCCAGCAGGTGGACGTTCTTCAAAGAGTGATTTGACTTGTTTGGATGTTGCAATCTCATTGGGATTGTATTTTGCAGACAAGAACACTGGTAAGTTCAAGGATACATTCTTGACCTTCAGTCGCAATCCACAGTTGGTTACTCTTAAGGGTAACATCAATCAAAAGATTGACCAAATGAACACCGGTGAAGTCGCTAACACCGACTTGAATCGTGCGTTTGATTTGATTCTTAAGACTGCATTGGATAACAATGTTCCTCAAGCAGAAATGCCAGGTACATTGGTAATCTTCAGTGATATGCAATTTGATGCAGGTGTTCAACACGATGACAGTGCTATTGAAATGATAGCACGTAAGTACGAGGCAGCAGGTTACGAACTACCTAAGGTAGTATTCTGGAACTTGAATGCCGCATACGGTAACGCACCAGTTAAGTTTAACGAAGCAGGTGTTGCGCTAGTCTCAGGATTTAGCCCAGCAGTTGCACAAGGTATTCTTTCTGGTAACATGGATGACTTCTCACCGGAAGCAATCATGTTGAAGACCGTTATGAAGGATCGCTACGACCTAGTTTAGGCTAAATAGTAGTTAGTAGATGCCACAAGGCGTCTACTTATATAAGTATACAGTATCAGTACCCTGCCCGATAAGACAGGCTCTACTAAGCGAAAGAGATACAGTGTGCTTATATAAGTTTTCGGAGTGTGGCGCAGTCTGGCTAGCGCACCTGGTTTGGGACCAGGGGGTCCAAGGTTCGAATCCTTGTACTCCGACCAATTATATGATCGATCACATCACAACATTTTTTGCAATTTTCTTACTAGACGTTGTCTATACATATTATCTAAGATGTGTAGCAGATAATAATGTTATGGGTGCGAGCTGTTGGTCCGTAGCCTGCTATGTTCTAGGAAGTGTAGCAGTTATAAATTACACAACTAATCATTGGTTGGTTATTCCGGCTATGGCCGGTGCATTCTTTGGCACGTATGTTGGAATGAAAATTAGAAAGTAAAGTACTAATTGACATAAATCCCAGAGTGTAGTATAATCATACAATCAAAACAAAAAGGGAGTTATTATGCCAAGTGTATTTTTAGTTAGTGACACACATTTTGGTCATTCCGGCGTGTGCAGATTCACAGAAAGTGACGGAGTGACAAAGATCCGCCCCTGGACTGATCCAGATGAAATGGATGAGGCTATGGTCAAGATGTGGAACGAGACTGTCAAGCCCACTGATAAAGTTTATCACTTGGGTGATGTAGTCATCAACCGCAAAGCGTTGAGCATTATGCATCGTTTGAACGGTGACAAGGTACTGATCCGCGGTAATCACGATATTTTTCGTGATGATGAGTACAGATTGTACTTCCGTGAATTGCGAGCCTATCATGTTATGAATGGTATGATTTTGAGTCATATCCCTGTACATGAAGAAAGTTTAGGTCGCTTTGGTGTCAACATTCATGGTCATTTGCACAGTAATCGTGTTAAAAAGCCCCGTGGGTATGACGCTAAAACCGGCACTATGTTGTACAGTGATGAAATCGATCCAAGATATCATTGCGTATGTGTAGAACAAACTGATTTTCGCCCTATACTGTTTGAAGATGTAATCAAACGCATCAAAGATGAAGGCGGAGAAGTAGGTTTTAAGTCAGGTAACGGTCCTACAATGTAACTAAGGGGGCAACTTAATAGCCCTCTTAGTTGCATAATAACTGCATATATTGTATACTGCTATATGCATAGTAAATACTATATGAAGTACATCATCCTAATATTATCCATATTGTTTAGTACAACAGTTATGGCTAACACCAATGTTCTATTATTGAATGTAACTGACAATTCTGTTGTGCAAGGTTCAATTGATAGTTCCAAAGTTAGCATTGCTAGCATCAGCAAGTTGATGACCATACATACCGTACTAAAAGCAAATCAAAACTTAAATGAAATATTGACCGTAAAGTCAAAGTTACGTAACCATACAAGACTTGTGCGTGGAATGAAATTGTCCAGACTTGACTTGATAAAACTGTCATTGGTATACAGTGACAATCTAGCCGCAGTTACACTAAGTGAAAACTATCCAGGTGGACGTGAGGAATTTATGCGACAAATGAATATAAACTCCGTAGAACTTAAAATGACTAGTACCTATTTCGGAGATCCAACTGGATTGGACAGTGACAATAGCAGTACAATCAGTGATATATCAATATTGACTAATGAAGTATCTAGGTATCAGATTATACGTGAAGCCGCAAAGACAGAGAACCTAACAGTTGTTGCAACTAAAGGTAAGAAGTCTATTAAAATCAAAGTTAAACCTACAAGCAACTTCTTTGGTCATACTAGTATGCTTGCTATTAAAACAGGATTCACTAATGCGGCGGGATTCTGTGTTACGATGTTGTTGTACTCTAACGAAAAGGTATATAACTTAGTTGTGCTAGGAGCTCATACTAGCAAAGAACGTAAGAAAATTGTAGAAAAAACATTGGGTTCTATTAACGTAATTGCAAAAGAGGATAAATACATTAAGCCAGTAAAACGTCATCAACGTCATTACGGTTAACATAGAAAGCAAAATATGAGCAAAGTCAATACGATAGTAGAAGAACTAGAAGAAGAAGTTTACGAAGATTGGCAATATGAAAAGAGCAGTCAACTGGCTAGCGAATTCATTGAAAACACATTGATGAAAGATTTAGAGAAATTTGACTTTGAGCATACTGACAAAGACTATGTAGAAGGTACTGCTACATTAGGTATGTTTTTAGAATTGATTCCAAGAATAATTGACTTGGGCTATGACAGAGAAATGTTGTTGGCGCAAGTAGAAGAATATATTGAGGAAGCGGAGAACAGGACCTTTCATTGAAGGTCAAGTACTTTTATCAAAACAATAAAAGCATAGTGCATGAGGTAATGATTGATTCATTGGCTAATGCACTAAGTGAATTGATAGAACTCCCTGAATCAATAGAAGTTTGTTTATACAAGCTTGATGAAAATGTCTACGGTGGCATAGACAAACATACACCTAATCGTTTAGGACTGAACAGTAACCTAACGTTAGAAGATATCCCTAAGATACTTGTACATGAACTGATACACGTACACCAGCGTCACACTGGTAAACTCGCCATTAAGAACAGTACCTACTACTGGCTCGGCATACCCTATCACAATACAGAATCTGAAATATCCTACGAAGAATATCGTAATACACCTTGGGAAATTGATGTAGAAAACCGTGTTGACAAACTGTTAACAGAAGTACTACAAAAATTAGTTTGACAACAAATAGATAAGAATTCATGGTTGACAATAAATCGTTTCGGGTATATAATACATTCATGAACTCGAAAACTACTCGCAAACGCAGAACAGACCGCAATCAAGTCATTTACTACATCCAAGATGTTGTAACACTTGAGTACTACATTGGTCTGACTGCTGTTTGCTATGCAGGTAATGTTCGCAAGACATTGACACGCCGCATGCAAAAACACATGCAACGTGCCTTGACTGAGAACAAAGATTGGGGTTTGTCACGTGCTTTGCGTGAACAAGGTGCAGAAAATTTTGTATTCGGTGTCGTGGAGATTGTGAGAGGCAAGCGTCCTGCTCATGCCCGCGAGACTGAATTGATTAACACATTGCAACCAGCATTGAACACATTTGGAGTAAAGTAATGAACGAACGAATTAAGGAACTTGCTGAACAGGCTACATCAATTGTAGAAATGGTAGGGCCCGAAGGTTATACCAGCAGTTATGCCAAATTTGATAGGGAAAAGTTCGCCGATTCGCTTGTATGGGAATGTATGAAAATCTGTGAAGATGTTATGAAAAAAGATAACTCTGCACTTGCCTGTTGGAGTGCAATCAAAGGAACATTTAGGAGTTGAAGAATGAGTAACTATGATGCCACTGGTGGCGAACAAGGATGGATTATGAAAAGCAAATTAAATGAATTGAGATTGGATGCTGGTATTGCCAGAATTGAGAACCAACAATGGTTATGTGTGCTGGACAAAGAAACTGGCATGATGATTGACCCCATGATTGGGTTGGAAAAGTTCGCCGAGTTGATTGTCAGGGAATGTGCCGCTCTTGCTAAATCTAAGTCTGAACGTATCCAATCAATGGAAACAGATGACCGTGGTGACCAGGCACAGATACACTCTCTAGCCTGGCAGTTTGAAGAATTCGGATATGAGATAAAGAAACATTTTGGAGTCAAAGAATGAAATGGATAGCATTTGTACTAGTGATTATGGTTATATCTTTTCAAATGAAGGACCAACCTCGTAGGTCTTTATGGAACTCGGGGTCTCCGGTAACAGTTAAGGAAGCTATATGCCTTGGATTGAGAATGTAGCGGCAACTGATGTATCAACTAAGTATCACCACGATGCCGGTGAGAATAGTATGTTGATTAGCATTACCGATCCGGCAAGTTGGAGACCGACTCCTGCACATAAGTTTAAGGAAATTCATCATTTTGAATTCTTAGACATTGAAAAGAATGACGAGTGTTTAGATGAAGCCATGCGTTGTAGTCAGGAACAAGCCGATGAGTTGGTAAGACTGTTACAATATGCACTAGAAAATAGAATGAATGTTGTGGTTCATTGTTTTGCAGGTATATGTCGTAGCGGTGCAGTAGCAGAGATTGGCGTACAGTTAGGATTTGATGATGTTGGTAATTTTCGTAGCCCTAACTTACTAGTCAAGCATAGAATGATGAATGCACTAGGTTGGGAATACGATGAAAATGAAAAGCCAAACATTGATGATTGGCGCAACTTTAAGAATGATGTGTAATGGAAAAATTAGTAGTTGATGGTAAAGTAGCAGTGTTGTACAGTCCGGGATACGGTGCTGGCTGGTCTACTTGGAACACCGTGTATCCAGAAATCATATTTGATCCAGCGATAGTTAAGTTGGTGATAGAGAAAAGATTTGATGAACTTGAAACTTTTGTGACATTGAAATATGAAAAAATCTATACCGGCGGATTAATGGATTTAGAAGTTGTATGGGTCAAAGAAGGTAGACTATTTAAAATAGAAGACCACGATGGTAATGAATTTATAGAGTACAAAGATGAAGAAGATGGTTGGTTTGTGGCATAAAGGAAAAGAATGTATAAGATAGAAGAAAAAGAATTTGAGACACTTGATTTGGCAATGGCACATGCAAAAGAATTGAATGTCTTTGTCACAATCAAGGGTGCTAAATTTGAAATATGTGGTAAATTTGGTGTTGATAGTGTTGCTGATGGTAAGTGCCCCGATGGTGTAGCATACGATTGGAACAAGGCAAGCCGCATTGGACGAGTTAAAAAGGAAAGAGTATAAAAGTATTACCTCCCAAAGGTTGACAATAAATGGCTTTGGGTATACAATAGAGGCTTCTGTAGTGAAAAGGAGCTTTTATGTCTTACGTTGTTTTCAAGCATAACAAAGAATACGGTCCTCGCAAGGGTCTTGAGGGTCCGTTTCACTATCCCAATGGTCAGGTTCTGTATTACGATCCTAAAGAAGGTGAGTACTACGATCCTCGTACCGATTTTTACGTTGACCGTGACGAGGTCGCTGAATTGCAAAATTCAATTTTTGAAGTACTCAAAAAGTAGTACTTTTTAGTTATACCCAACGGTTGACAATAAATGGCTTTGGGTATATAATACTTGTATTGATTGATTAAAGGAGCACACAAATGCGTACACCGACAGTAATTTATGGTTTGAAGAATTCACAAAAATTCCGTGTGATTTTCAAGGGCGATGGCTCTGAAAACGAAATTGGATTGTACATGACAATCAGTCAAATGACTACTATGTTTGCTACCACTCTTGCACGTACACTGGTTTGGGAAGCATTACTTCAATTATCATTCATGCGCCAAGAGGCACAAAGATATAACGAGCCTGTCCCTACAGGTCTCGGTACGACAATTCGCAATAAGCAAATTCAAGTTGATTTAGTTTAAGGAGATAAACATGAAATTAGAAACTGCTATCAAGGTCCTGCTCAAAGAATGCGAATTCTTAGGTCAGAATATTTCAGCCCTCTTAGAGGATATTGCACGAAACGGTCGTATGACTTATAGCGAAAAAGTAGTACAAGCCGCAAATGTGTATAACAGCCGCGGTTGACAATAAATGTCTTTGGGTATATAATAGAATCTTAAACAGTTAACAACAGGAGTTTGCAATGGGTACACGTTCACTTATCGCAGTTGTTCATGGTAATAACTACAAAACAGTTTATTGTCATTGGGATGGCTATCTATCACACAATGGTCGTATTTTGCAAGAACACTATGATTCACCTAAAGCAAACAACCTTGTTGCATTGGGTAATGTCTCTAGTCTCCAGCCCAACATAGGTGAAAAGCATCCCTTCAGTGCGTTTGACATTCCCGGCATGTCTGCAAGTGCATGGGAAGATAAGTATGGCAACATGACTACATTCTATGGTCGTGACCGTGATGAAGAAGGTCAAGAGTTTGTCACACACACCAGCAAAGAATCTTTGATTGAACATTTCAATGATGGTTGGTGTGAGTTTTCATATATTATGAAAGATGACACTTGGTATGTTATGTATCAAGGTGACGAGAATTTTTACTTGTTGTCAGAAGAATTAGCTAAAGAAAAAAACACGGTAGAGGTAAAATAATGAAAAAGGTACTAATTGTATTAGCAACATTATTAAGCACTGTTGCCTTTGCTCAGGATAATTCAGATCCTGAGTGCAAGGCTAATCAATTCAATTGTACATTTCAACCTGAACCATGGAAAGGTACAGTTGAAATTAAACCAATTTCAAATATCGTTGAAACTTGCAATAGATTGATGCAAGCTAATTACACTAATGTTCTAGCATGTACCACTAGAGTTAGTTCTACTCACTGTATAATTTATACAAAGATTAATGTTTCTATGGCAATTATTGGACATGAATTGCGTCATTGTAGCGAAGGTGCTTGGCACAAATAACCAAAAACATTTACAAGGTATGTGTAATCACGTATAATATAATATATGAATGTAACACCTACCGATAATGTTGATGAGTTAATTCGTCAAGCACAGGCTGCACATGATAACAATGTTAGGATAACCCGTTTTTGGGAAAACTTACACAATATACACAATAAAGAAAGAACTAGGCAAGAGCAATTAAATAGGAACAGGGAAATGATGATGCTAGACAAACTCTACTATGAAAAGGCTCGAACCAAATCTGTAATGGTCAAGGGCACAAACGTGGATTTATATATTTGAACTTTCTAACTTAGAAAAGGTAGTGATTGTATGACATACAAGACAATTTATACAGAGGTTGAAGTTGATGTTGACCTCGAAGATTTTGAGACCGATGACCTAATTGAAGAATTAGAAAATCGTGGTACAGGTGTTATGGACTATGGTAATGGTAAAGAAGTGCTTGAATCGCTTTATCAAAAGCGTAGACTTGGATTAGATTATCAAAGTGAATTAGACCAATTGATTTGGCTTGGCTTGGGGAAAATACTATGATTAATTTAAAATTTTCAATTGACTACCCTTTTACTAGATTGTCATTCAATCATATTTTTAGTCGTTGTTGGAATACATTTATCAAAAACAAATATTTTGAAATTGAAGTGTTGCAGGATTGTGAATATCTACTTAACTTTAATTTTAATTGGACAACTAGATGCGACCATGCAGGTATTAGACTAGAATTTGGTTTGTTTGGTTATGAGATATTATTTAACCTATGCGATAATAGACATTGGGACTATCACGCAAATACTTGGGTGAAAGAAGATTGACAAGTTAATAGAAGTCTGATAGAATGATTTTTTAAACAAGGAGAAGTTTATGTTAAGAGGTTTATTTAGAGGTACGTTGGACATTTTGTATGATAGCCATAATAGTGCTAGGATTAAAATGAACAATCATATTCGTACATTTGATGAGAATACTACTGCCAATACATTTATTAAACAAAGTGTAATTGGTTTCTGGCGTATGATTTTTGAAATTTTATTGAATTTGTACTTAGTGTTTACACTATCATTAGTAACTGCACTTATTTTATGTGTGGTTGTTGTAGCTTGGCCATTTACGTTTTTATCTGTAACCTTCACGTCATTAACAGAAAATATATATGACGAAAAAAAATTACAACAACAAGTAACCGCAGAGCTTGCTAATAAGGAAGCAACAAAAGTTGAACCTTCTATGGATGCTCCTGTAACTAAAATTAAATCTAAGGTATAATCATGGCCACTCTAGTTAAACATGAATGGCACCAAGTTGATAGTCAATTTGCACTTGAATTGGATGAAAGTATTCTAAGCGAAATCTACCCTGATTTATCTGAGGATGAGATTGCTGAGAAACTTAAACAAATTGAAGAAGGCGAAATTGACGTTGAAGAAATTGTCAATGATGCTTGGGAAAACGATGTTGAACTAGAGTGGGACCGTCAGTATGATGACTGGTGGACTGAACGCAAGGGTGGTTACGAAGTTACTTATGAAATGGGTGATGAAGATAGTTGGCATACACCACACAAAGAACCTGAACCTTCACACAAGTGTACTAAGTGTAAGTGGACTGGTAAAAGTTATGAAACAGGTACAGCACATCTGCGTGAAGATGGTACTGTAATTGAAGATTATTTCAATTCAGACGAAGAATCACATAGTAATAAAGATATTTGTCCAATGTGTGATAGTGATACTGAACTAACCGAAGTTGGTCTTAAAGAAAAGCAAGAACGTGATGAACTCATGGCACGTTGGGCGGCAGAAGAATCGGAAGATGAAAACTAAAGAAGAAATTATCCATGACATGTGCTTGACTTACAGACATGACTATGGGTTGCGTAAAACAGACAACGATCCAAATTGGACAGCAGGAATGACTGAACAGGATGCCAAAATGCTTTACAAAACAATGGAACAGATATATAATAACAACGTTGAACCTATCATTGACCACTACAAGGAAAAAGAAAATGCATCTAAGACAAATAAATGAAATAACAGCCCATCAAATTGTTGGTGGTAGTGACTATCAATGGCATTGTTATCCTGACGCCCGTATGTTAGATTACGAAAGTGATTGTGCTTACATCAATGTGGTGTATAGCACTAGGAACCAAGAAATCTATGATGCTACTGTAAGCATTAACGCTGATGCATGGGGTAAAGAAGATAAAGACATGCGACCTTATCGTTGGTTGAATCCTAAGTATAAGGAAGCATACCACCAAGAATGCAAGACTCGCAAAATCAAAAAGAACATTGCATGGGATGATGTTAAATGGATTGACTTAGAAGTTGCAGAAGATTTCTTAGAGAAGGCTATAGCAATCTTTAATGGTGAATCACATGACACACGTGTTCAAGTTCCTATTGAATTGGAAGATGACGTTATGTTACACTTGTGCATGGAAGCACATAAGCATGATATTACACTGAACCAAATGGTTGAGAAAGTATTACGTGAAGTAATAAAAACGCATGAATAATTTTTTATATGATACATTTGAATGGATAAAAAGTGATTACAAAACTAACAAATTTAGATTTTGTGTTGAAGTTGTTGCTTGGGGTATTAGCATTGGGTGTGCTATCACAATGGCTGCGACAGTTCCAAATCCACCTTTATTGGCACTTTACCCTGTTTGGATTGCAGGGTGTGCTATGTACGCTTGGGCTAGTTACACTCGCCGATCGTTTGGTATGCTTGGGAACTACCTATTACTCACAACAATAGATTCAATTGGTTTAATTCGCATGTTAACATAAGGAAAGAAAATGTCAAAGAAACATACAGTATATATTCAAGAAGATCCCATTACAGGTGATTTGATATTGCCTTTCCCTGAGGGCATGTTAGAAGAAATGGGATGGGATGTTGGTGATACACTTAAATTCAAAACACACAAAGATGGGAGTTTTACTTTGACTAAGAAAGAAAAACAAGATACTGAATGGGTATTGGTTGAATGTATTAGTACATTTAGACAACGTTATATGGTTGAAGTGCCCAAAGGTAAGGCAGAATGGGCATTGGATACTGTTACAATGAACGAAGCCAAAGAGTTTAGTCAGGAACATATCGGTGAACAGATTGTTAGTCATCGTGTTGTAACCAAAGAGGAAGCATTGGTATTGTGTGATGTTGACAATGACTATGGTAGTAGTTGGCCCGAGGAGACAAAAATGAAAAACTTTTTCACAACTTGGCAAGAGCAAGAAAATGATGACTGAATGCAACCCAACTAGTGATTGGAAAGATACAGAATGGAATACTTTTCGTGATTGGATCAGTGGTGTTTTGAAAACCACTGAGGTTCAAGTTACATTCTACAAAAAGGATGGTACTGAACGCATTATGAAATGCACATTAAATCCAGAAGTGTTGCCTCCTGTTGTGGTCAAAGAAGGTAAGAAGGAACGTAAGATTCCTGAAAATTCTATGGCAGTGTTTGATACTGAACTTAGAGAGTGGCGTAGCTTTGTTATCAAATCCGTAAGACATATCAGTTTTACCCTAGAATCTAACGGTTGACGATAAATAAGGTTTCTGTTATACTTATGGCTATGAAAAAAGAAATCTTATCATTCACCGTTAAACAGCCTAAACAACGTCATCACATGATGTTGTTCCAAGCTGGTACACCTTTTAAACAAAAAGTAGTACAAGATAAAACTCTGTATAAACGCAAACCCAAACACCGCAAAAATCTAGACCTATAAGTAATCATATGGATAAAATACTTTGTAAGGATTGTAAGTATAGTAAGGTTTCATTCCTTGGAAAATTACTACGAAATGAGTACGCATATACCTGCACCCATCGTGATAGTTGGTACACCCCCAAGCCTGACAACGTACTAGGCCTGGACAGGCCAGCTTATTATCGGTCCTGCAAGACTCAGCGCATGTACGGCGAAACATGCGGCACAGACGGTAATAATTGGATTCCCAAAGATACATCAAAAGTATTCATTTATTTGCGCCACAAATAGGCAAAAAAAGGTTGACGATAAATGGATTTGGGTATATAATATATCTTGTTCAGTTGATTAAAGGAGTAAACAATGGAACGCTTTTCACAGATTCAACAGGTTAATTCTGCTATCATGTTTGGTAACTTTACCAATGATGAACTGAATAGCATTGCCGATGCAGTTAAGTTTGCCCGTGCTAACATTGCAAAGCAAAACAAACGTGAAATGACTGTTGGTACAGTTGTCAAATTCAAAAATAGCCGCACTGGTATGACAGTGACAGGTACTGTTAAAAAGGTAAATCGTAAGTTTATCCTTGTGAATGAGCAAAAGTCAGGTAGTCTGTTTGGTTCTACATGGAGAGTCCCAGCTAGCATGTTGGAAGTTGCGTAAAAACAACATACCCAAACTTGACAATAAATCGGTTTGGGTATATAATAGAATCTTAGACAGTAAAGAAAAGGAAACGAAATGACTACACTGACAACTGAAATTTATTATGGTATGTATTCTGACGAAGGTAACATGACTGTTCATGGTATCGTGGTGGCTGCCAAAAGTCAAAATCTATCATGGAAACAGACTTTCAAGGCATTGCGTGATTTGGCTGACAGCAACCCTGACAGTTTCGGCGAGGCAATGGACACTGTGGTTCGTGAATGTGTCTATGATGCTATCGGTGCTGACCAACGTGGTGAATGTTTTTATCTGTAAGGAATCAAAATGACTAAGAAAATCTCCATTAAAGTGTTTGCAGACCCCGGTCATGCTTGGGCACGTATTGCAAAATCCAAACTGGTGTCACTTGGCATTGCCGACAAAATTAGTACTTATAGTTACATGAATGGTCCTAATGCTTTCCTGGAAGAGGACTGTGACTTGTCAGTGTTGATGGGTGCTCTACGTGAGCGTGGCTATGAAATTAAATTCAATGAAAGTCACACCAATCGTCAAAGCAAAATCCGTAGTTACAATACATACCGGGCTTGACAATAAATCAGTTTGGGTATATAATATAATCTTAAACAGTTGAAACAAGGAATCAAAATGAAAGCACTTAACGCATATATTTCTCAACAAAACAGCTGGAACTCTTTGTTCAGTGGTAACAAAGTGGTCTATGAAGTTAACACCCCTGAGGGTCGTAAATTTGTAGCACAGAGTATTGATGCCGCATTGAGCCCCGAGAATCTGACTTGCGACGGTGAACTGCCCCGCAGTCAGGTGCAAGCCCGTTATCGTGCATTGACTGGTGCCGCTAAAGACCTCATCAAGTTGGATCCTAGCGTTGCTCAATACATGTACGAATTTTCGGAGTAATAATCATGGAAAAAATTGCTGTTATGATTGGAGCAATTGTCATTGCTATTGCAGGACTATTGTTACTTAGTTTCTTACTAAGTTGGCCGGTGTACATGCTTTGGAATGGTTGCTTGGTTGGAGCCGTTGCAGGAGTTAGTGAAGTGTCCTGGCTACAGGCTTGGGGTATTACGGTGTTATTTGGATTTTTGTTTAAAACTACAGTGAGTAATTCAAAATGACCAATGCAGAAAAAATGAAATTGGCAATCGAAAGATTAGAAGAAGCCAAAGAACTAATGATTGATACATTGGGTGATTTAGATTTTGTACAAGATCACCTTGTCTCCATTGACACCATGATTGATGAATTAGCAGAGTATAGACTTGAGGAGTTAGAAAATGAGTGATGTAATGTTAGAAATTGAAATGATGATTGAGGATGGTGTTCATCCTATGACAATCGCCAGAATGCTTGATATACCTATCGTGTGGGTGTATGATACACTTGAGCAGATGGAACCTAGTGAAGAAGAACTAAGTCCCTTTGCTACACTGAATTCATAATGGTCTACATTAATCTTTTATTTATGGTTATGACTGCATATTGGTGTATTCAGTCAGAAAAGTACTCACTTTCGTGGTACTTGAATGGATTTGCATTCGCCTTGAATGCATACAG